CAGTGGTCTAGCCGTGAAAATGTTGTCAGTCAGTTTAGGGATATAGTTTTTCAGCGTGGTCGAGAGTATCTCGTCAAAGTCAGCGTTTCCTGCCGCCATAATTTTTTACCTCACTAATGTCTATTTAGCAAGTTCTCTTTTCGCATCTGCAAATGCTTCACGAATAGAGTTAGGTTTTTCAACAGTCTTCTGTGTTGACCCCGTTTGTTTAGAACCTGTAGGTTCCACAACCGAAGCATCACGTTTGGCTTCTGTGAGTTCTTGTTCTTTTTCTAATTTGCTCGCTTTTTCAGCAACATCACCGTAACGCATGTGCGTTAAAGCGGCTTCCAAGTTGCCAATCTTATTGCGTATAGCGTGTTGGAAAAGTTCCGACTCCTCAAAATCCCCGTACCGTTCTTTTAAACCATTTACCTGCTTTTCTAATTGTTGTCTTTTTTGCAAACGATCCTGTTGCGCAAGCCTCTTCTCCAATGCTGCGACACGTTGATCTGTGACACTCTCAGACTCAGGTTCTTCCCAACCCGAATCATAAGATTCTTGAGCCGGAGCAGAACGTTGAGGTTGCTGAGTTTGCACCCCAAACGCATCACTTAAAGCGTCCAACGTTCCTTGCGGATCGTTTTCGAGAGAAGCAACTATCGCTTCCGCTTGTTGTAACCGTTTACGTTCAGATGCCAATTCCTGCGTCTTACGAGTGTAATCCGACTGTCTTTGGTATCCGTCCCGAAGTTCTTCAAGACTGACCTCCTGCTCTTCCCCATCCACCTTTACGGAATAGGTTTCGCCAGAAGGTTCCTCTGTAACTTCAACTGAAGACTCTAGATTGTCCGCATTAGCGGATTCCATTACATCTTCTTCCATATTTTATTTTCTCCTTGGAGTCCTAAGGGTTGCTCCTATTAAATAACGCAGACTGTCCCACGTTACAATGCCGGTAATTGTAATCCCATCTGGTTTTGCAATTGAGCCAGCAGTTCTGGAGGAACACCCCCTGTGGGGGCGAACGCTCCTAAATCGGGACCTTCAGGCACGGGAACATTACCCATGTTCATCGGAGATGCTTCCGCACCTTCCGCCATTGGTGCCATCGGCTGTTGTTGCATTATGAACTGATCAGGGTTCTTAATGTCAAAACCGAATTGAAGGACATACTTTGCTAATGCAGTAGGATCTATGACAGTACCAATCAGAGGTCCTATAGCATTCAATAAAGAAACAGATTGCTGTTTTCTTATTGTGTCGTTGATAGGTTGTGTAGACCCACCCTCGACGGAAAAATCGTATTCGCCGATGATATCATCACGAACATAAGTCACGAACACTCCCGGTCCAGTAGGTTCCGCGACTCTAACCATTTGTTCACCCGTCATGAACTGTTGCATAAGTTGCATTACACGACGAGCGATTTGAGAAATTGCAATTTCAACGATAGCCAGTTTGTCAGCAGAACGAGCATTTCCCGCATCTGCCACAATACTTGCTTCAGTTGCTGTGCGCCGTATTTCAGGCATTTGACCACGAGCATATTCTGACACTCCAGACACCATGTTAATATCTTCTTCAATGATTGCAGAAGTATTATAGATTTCAGGGGATAACGGTGTTTGAGGCATGGGAACCACAACTTCACTCAAAGGTTTGTTCTCATCAACAACAGGAACAAGACGACCATCCTGATCAGACGCTAAGGCTTCACGGCCTTCAGGTCCAAAAGAACGTTCATGATACAAATACTTTCTTGCGTAACGTTTACGTGCGTTAACAAGTTGAGTACGTGTTTTGTCCAATTCAAGTTGTAAAGATTCTATCGATTCCAAATCACCCATCGGGTAAAAGAAATCTGGAACATCGTAATTGCGGAGCATTACAAAAGGTTGACCGTAAGCGTAAGGCATCGGCATAGGATCAACTAAAAATTCGTCACTATTCTGAGCAAGAACAGAAATAGTGTTATTCACAATGTCATAAAATTCAAAAACAACTGTGCGTTCTTCATCGTACAAATATTCTTCTTGCTGCTGACGGCTAGAAACAGAATACAAAGGATAAGTTATACTGTCCGCTTCTAAATTTTTACGCGCAGAAGCCTTGTAACGTTTATCTTTTCTGGCTTCTTCTAAAGGGCGAATAATACGTTGACAAATCCACTGGGCATCCTCAAGACAAGTAGCCTCCGGGTCAACATAAATATCGAAAGGAGAGACTCTCTCAACAAACGGTTGATCCTCCACGATCATCATCGCAGTTGTTGGCACATTCGCTGCTATCTCTTCATCAGTGGGAAGACTTCCAGCCAACTCCCCGTTTTCCATAGCGAAAGCGTCTGCTTCCACTACAGCATCGGTGAACATATCATCACGTTCTTCCTCGGAAAGAGCGCGTTCCTGTTCTCGGAACTGCCAACCGACCTTAACCCAACCGTGACCCATAATAAGAAAATCTTTAACCGCTCTACGGAAAGGCTTACGGAAATCGTGATGCTTCCATAAATAATTGATTACCGCTTCAACAAAAACAGCCCGATCCTCATCTTCAGGCTTATTAGGAGATACAACAATTTTAGGATGATTAACCGCAACAGCAGGTGAAATAACATTCACAGTACTAAACGCCAAGTTCACTGCCACAAGATCATCTCTAGTCGCTGTCGTTTCAGGCCAATGTTTCCCCCTGTACAAATCAATCATTCTTTGCCAAAGAGAGTCATAACCCATTTCGTCACGCCAACGGGCAGAAGACTCCAACTTGCGTAGGATAATCTCGTGCTTCTCGGCTTTAGTTTTACGTGCCATTAAACTTTCTCTATGTTACGCCCTTGCGCTTTGGCTTCGGCGATCAGTTTTTTTTCTCTTTCGTTCAAAGTCAAATGCTGCTCGTCTAGCGGTAACCGTGAGCGGGAGACCACTCCAGTTACGAATTTGAGTCCAAGAAGTTTTTGACGACGTTCCCACAACTCATCCAGTTCCGCATTTGACACTGGACCCCGAAAATCTTGCACATACGTGCAGAAATCCTCGAATGTCGCCTCGCGAGGGAGGACCGCCACGTCTAAGGACGCTTCGTGTGTGGTGCCGCGTTGTGTCCTGCCAAGTCTGGTTGAGGCTGTGCAGGTTCAACATTCCCTGTAGTTCCATGCTGATTAAATGGAGTTTCACGAACAGACTGTTCGCCATACCCACCTGTCATATTAGCGTATTTCGGATTATCAAAACGTTGACGAGGTGATTGAGGTTGTGCTGGTTCCCAAATAGGGTTAGCCACTACAGAACCACCACGTTCCATTACATTGTTACCGCCTGTTGTACCAGCACCGTCAACATTCTGACTAGCACTAGTGTGCGAAACAAATCTTGCCATGTGAACCTCCTATGGTTCTAAAAGTCTCTATTAAATACAGTTACAGTGTCCCACGTACAGTGTTCTGCCCTATAGTAAAAGCATTTTCTGGATCTTTCTCCGCTGAAGGTAACAAATTTCTAAACCAATCAACAGTCCAATAATCATCTACTTTTTGAGCAAATTCAGGCATAAATGCATACTGGCGCATCTGATTAGCCATAGCCAACGCCATAACACGGTCATCATGAGGAGAACCCGACATCGTTCCCCTGTCGTTACGCACATAAGTTTTCAACTCAGCCAACGTAAACCGATCATGAATTTTTAATTCCTGATTTCGTAAAGCCATACCCAAATCATCAATCAACAAAGGTTTACTAGTGCGAGTAGTTTTCCAACCAAACTCTTGAGAAACCTTAGCAGTGGCCTGATTTAAACTTCTTTTACGAAAAAGATTAGGGTAACCCAAATGTCTCAACTGTGTGATAGTAGTTAAACCATGATTATTAGATTCCACACAACACAACCCGCTGTTATACCACAACCCCATCATAAACACTTCATGTGCTAATTCGTCAGGAGGAATATGACCATGCCAAATCGCTACCTGATCACCAGTTCGCACATCCAACACTTGCACACAAGAATAATCCCCGTGAACCAAACCTTCAGAAGTATCAACACCAATACAATAAATGTGATCTGATTGTGGCTCACGCCAAACTGTAAGCATCTTTCCTAAATTCTATATACCGTGGACTAGGTTCACGTAAATACCCCATCTGTCCCGGCTCAATCATAGTTTTTTCCATAACATCCAAAACATCCAAATCAAAAACAGGATTACCCGACTTGATAAAAGCCTCTTCTGGGCTACTAGGATACTCCTGAGCCAACTGCCACGCCAGCATAGATTCTTTCTTAGACTGATACCAAGACTCATCTCTGTCCTCAGTAGCAGACCAAGGAAAAAACATTGGTTCAAACCTGTTAGTACCAGTTTCAGAACCTACCCAAAGTTGATGAAAAAAATTCCCAGACCCATTAGCAGTAGACAAGCCGATAATCCTACCCCCAACATCAGCCACTGGCTCGATAGAAGCCCATGCTTCCTCAGGGTTAGGAAGGAACGCCCATTCGTCAACCACAACCAGCGAAGCCGACTCACCGCGAGCAGGATCGGATGCCGAAGGCATCGACGTAATTTGTGAACCATTATCAAACCCCATCTTCTGCTGATGCTCCACCAGCGATTTAGGACCACGTTCCAGCATCCACTCAGGTAAATGCTGGAAACCATACTTAGATTTTCTTAACAACAAAACAGATTCACGTTCAGTACGTGAAAGATCGATAATGTTCTGATCAGAATAAAAATACGCTAACCAAAACTGGTGAGCAGCAACCAGAGTAGTCCAACCTATCTGACGTGCTTTTAATGTGAGACTGTAACGATGCGTTGACCAATGTTGTAATGCGGTTGATTGTGCGCGTCGTAAATCAAAAAGGATACGCCCGTGAGCAGGATGAGCAATATGCCAATACTTATGTAGGAAATAAGACTCATCTCTTTCACAACGCCTCCACTCAGCCTCTTGTTGTAATTCAGTTAGTCGAGACATCGAAACTCCACCATAACTGAAACACGTAACGTGTCTCATCTGATTTCACCGGCATCGTATGATGAGAATGAGTCCAACCAGAAGGAAAGATAACTAACTTCCCTACTTCTGGTTTAATCTCTAAACCATGCTCAGGAAAAACTAACTCGCCTCCTTCAGAGACATTAGACAAAAAACAAACCCCAGTCAAATGTCTTCTACTCAAATATCCTTCAGGGAAATAATCGGCATGAATAGCATGATAAGCCTGACCTGTGTGATACTTCAAAATGTTGTACGTTTCTTCCAAATCGAAAGGAGGGAACTTGCAGGCATCAGGATACTTTTCCAAATATTTCTCTAAACAAGCATTAGCATAATTCAACACCGGCACATGAATAGGAAACAAATTACTCACATCATATTTTTGAATGAAAGAATCTCTAAAATCTTTATTAACATTAAAACCTTCGTTACCACCAACTAAAGCAGGCTGCCATTCTCTACTTTCAGCGTTTTTAATAACATCAGAAACATTTAAAAAATCTGTTTCATAAATTTCAATGAACATGTTTTATCCGGGGTGATTCATTAAGAACTCTTCATACTTTTCTTGTGAATCCAATATTATCGTAGTGTACGAATAACTCCCGCCATCCTTATCATCTTTTCCCAACGTCACAGTAATAGCACCAATCAACGTGCCAATAGCCACCAATAAACCTGTTATCGCCGTAATCAATTTAACTGTCTTGTTCAATCTACCTCCACAAAAATGCACTCTCCGGGGCATTCTTCAGCAGCCTCAATAACAGGCTCTACCAGATCGTCGGGTACTTGAACAGCATCAGTCATCTCATGCGTAGGTTTCTTAGGTATCTCAGAACCTGCTTCTTTAACATAGAAAAGCCCATCACTGTGTCCATAAAAAATGGAAGGACATATCTCTTCACATAAACCATCCCCTGTACAGAGGTCTTGATCAATCCAAACTTTCATCTAATTGAACAATTCTTGTGCAATCCGAAGCAACACCCCAACCACAAACGTGATAGATAAGCAAGTCGCCATGATCGTTACGGCTATAAAAATTTTGTCTCTCCTCCTCAACCGCACGATTCACATTCCTCAGGTGTTTCCAAACCGCAAACGAGTTCTTCTTCGTCCGAGAAAAGATCGTATTCTTCAGATGAAAAGGAACCATCATAAACCAATTCAGGGCGTTCCCCAAAAGTCGTTTCATCTTCATAATCAACCTCCATCATCTACGCGGCAACTGTTTCCAAGTGTATGCAGCAGTTGGATTTCCTAAAGGATCACGCACAGGAGGTTTAAAATCCGTAACATTTCCTTTATTAAACGTAGAAGGATTAAGAACTTCTTCTCCATATATTCCTGACAAACCTTCTTTTCCTAACAGTCTGCCATTACTACCTAACAAAACATTAATTTCTTCTATTGCAGCAGGATAAGAATTAGAATTATAAATGTAATTAGGATCAACTTTTAATTTTCCTCGATCAAACATTTTTTTCAAATCTTTACCTATATCAAACAATTCGCGTTCAAACTCACTTCCTGTATGCAATGTTTCATGAGAAGGATGTTTTAGAAACCAACCACGTCGAATACCCGGATTCCAGCCTGCACCCGGAGAAGCAACATCTTCTTTTAATCCATAAAAAGGTTTCCAATCTCCTTGTTCATGAATACCTCTTTGAGCCTCGGTACCTGTACCAGTTCTTCTATAAAACGGCATTCTAAGACCATTATCTAATTGCACAACAGCGATTTCTCTAATTCCATCCGATCCTTCTATGCTTATCAATTGAGGGCTAACAACAGCATCATGTTTCAAAGGAACAGCAGTCGAAGGATTAATTTCAATTTGACTCACTCTGTCCATAGCCTCACGTTTAGCAACACTAGGAGAAGTATCTATTGCCCTTCCTTCCGCTTTCGCAGCCATCATTTCATCCACTTCAGAAGTCATTGTTTTAGATTTAAAATCTTGAAAAGCCTTATCATTTTTAACAACATCATCCTTCATTCGAACTGGAGGACGTTCATAAGGATTAGATTTTATGTCTCTTAAAACTTGTTTAACTACCGGGATCTCTTCAGTGATAGGAAGATTTTTATCCACCTCAGCGATTTTTTCATCTAATGTTTTAAAAGGTTCAGTTTCTCCTTCATAACGAGGTTTCATAGGTCCTTTTTCGGGAACCCAATACCCTTCCTGTTTAGGTTCTTTTTTTATAGGAATATTAGGACGTTTTGGTGGTTTGGGTGTTTTACCAAAAAGTTGTTTAACAGGCCCTCTGAAAGTACTTGGCATAACAATAGGAATCATTCCTGCTCCACCCTCTACACCAACATCACCTAACTGCATAGGCAGAAACAAATTTTTAAAACCAGTTAACGCTTGGCCTACAGGCACATCAGGATGCGTCGGAGAAGTAAACATATCAGGAAACTGATAATCTACTACCGCTTGATAAGCATCATTGATAGCACTTGGGACTTTAGCCGCATCTTTAAGATTCTTAACAAAACGATTATCTTTCTTAACAGGAGTCAACTGAGCGTCATATCTACTCAACCCCGGACTACCAACAGACTTGTGCTTTATTTCCAAACCCCTAGTCCGATCAATCCCACGACCAGTCATCTCAGGATTACGAAACTCCTCAACAGCCAAAGCCTCAACAATCTCATCAAGAGAAGGCTTCTTTACAACAGGACGCGCAGGTTTAGGACGCAACGCCTTAGTAGGCTGCTCCATCCAATACTGGCGACTATTCACTACCATCAACAACTCTCAAATGATGAATCTGCGCCTCCAACTCGTCAGCCAACTCATCATCAGACAAACCAGAAGCCTCACGATCCTCAACAACCACCCTACGACGAGGAGTAAACTTCTCAATATACTGCAAATACAAAGACGCAGCCTGAACAGAACCACCCACAGCCTGAGCATGCAAAGCATCAATCACAGACTGCGTACGCTCAGGATGAATATTCAACTCAGCGGCACGACGATCCCACTCCTTCATAAAACGAGCATCACGCTTAATACGACGAACAGAATCCTCATGAATCCCATTCTCCTTAGCCCAATCCTTTTGATACTTAGGAACCCTATCGGGTCCCTGAAGTAGCCAATCCAACAGATTGGTCCACTTCTCAGGCATAACTTTAGATTTGGACTCTTCGTCCCATTTCCAACCGGCACCGCCGCCATTCTTAGGCATAAAAACCTCCACAACATAGTGCGAACTGTCCCACCCTCAAACACCCTGATTTTGTGCGCCATATGGGACACTGACAACATACATATAGAGGCCCACCATGCCATGCACACGCGTAGGAGCACAAGTCCGGCAGACTCTCTACTTGTCCCTCCATATCTATACATACGTCGTGATGGAAGGGGGCGGGGGGCGTAGGGTGGGTAGGTCATGACTCAGGCTTTGAGGCTTATGTTTATGCACAAGTCTGCACGTTTATGCTCGCTCGTTGTTCTTGTCTTGTCTAGGATTTTGTTTTGCGGCCGGTCCGGTGTCTCGGTCTTGCAATTTGTCAACAACCCGACACGTAACCGGCAAGTATTGCCGTCGTGTGTTGGTGATCCTCTTGTGTTGGGGCGTGAAAAAACCCCGACCGGATTTTCTCTAGTCGGGGTTCTTTCTAGGTGGGTTTAGTAGCCGAGTGTCTGCCTAGCCCATCTTCTGCCGTCGTGGCTTATCCATTTAGTCCCGTGGCATTGTGTGCAGTGGCACGCTCTAAGTATTGGATACGTCACGCCTTTTAAATATCGGCGTGGGTTTAGTTGTTGGTTGCTCATATATTTTTCTCCTTTCTTGATGTTGTCTGATTGTCTTGGTATCGGCTCGGGATTGTTTTAGATCCCTTACCAACATCACGGCCGATAGTGAGAGCGCTAGACATAAGAGCCACGCGCTTACCCACCATTCGATCGAGTACTTGCTAAACATTCGCACCGACTTTTTTCTTGCTCTCGGTTAGCACAGTTTGTCTAGCGGTTAGCGCATCGATTACTAGGGCAAGTTCGTTATCCATGGATGGAGTAAATGCACTAGCGAATATTTCGATGTCGTTAGTTGTTTTGAATTGCTTTATTAATTTCCGGCACTCGCTGCCTAGTGCGAAACCGTCGCCGGTGGTCTCGGGTTCGTTTTGTTTAGGCACTCGAACCCCGGACGCTTTAAGCACGGCGTGTCTTTTGTTTGTCACTTGTGACTTA